ACTCTACCAGAACCTACTTATGTAAGCACTCAAAAAATCAACAATATCTATAATCCTAAAAAATTCTTTGGATTGGATTACGATTTTTCAACAACAGATAATTTGGCGTTTTTATCACCAACACCATCAAGTAATCCTGACTCTATGACAACTGCATTTTCATTGAGTAACTTCAATCAAGAGGCTGGGGCTAATTTCCCAACATCAGCAACTGCATATAGTGGTTCGATTGATTTAACTACCAATACGGCATTGGCATCTAAGAAATTCTTAGTACCATTCCAAGGTGGTTTTGATGGGTTCAAACCAAGTAGAGTTGTAAAATTTGGTAAAGATATAATCGCTGGTAATACACAAGGATTCGATTGTTCATCAGCTACGGCGGCAGGTACAATCGCATATAGAAAAGCAATCAACGCAGTATCAAATCCAGATGAGTTTGATATTAATATGTTGGTAATACCTGGACTGATACATAGATTACACAGTTCTGTAACAACATTTGCAAAGGATATGGTTGAGGAAAGACAAGATGCATTTTTTGTGATGGATTCATCGGCTTATGATGATAACATATCAACAGTTGTAAACACAGTTCAGTCATTTGATTCTAACTATGTTGCAACTTACTATCCTTGGGTTAAGATTTTGGATACTGATAAAAATAAAGAAGTATGGGTTACTCCATCAGTTGTAATACCTGGAGTTATAGCATTTAATGATTCAGTTGCAGAATCTTGGTTTGCACCCGCTGGTTTGAATCGTGGTGGTTTAACAAATGTTACTCAAGCAAAAACAAGATTAACACGTGCAGAAAGAGATGATTTGTATGAGGGTAGAGTTAATCCAATTGCATCATTTCCTGGTCAAGGTGTGACTGTATTTGGGCAGAAAACACTACAAGCTAAACCATCGGCATTGGATAGAATCAATGTAAGAAGATTGTTAATCGCTGTGAAAAAGTTTATCGCATCATCAAGTCGTTTCTTGGTGTTTGAACAAAACACATCAGCAACACGAAACAGATTCTTATCAATTGTAAATCCATTCTTGGAATCAGTACAACAAAGACAAGGGATATTTGCATTTAGAGTGGTAATGGATGAAAGTAATAATACACCAGATGTTATTGATAGAAATATATTGATTGGTGAAATATTCCTACAACCTACAAGAACGGCTGAGTTTATTGTATTAGACTTTAATGTATTACCAACAGGTGCAGCATTTCCTGAATAAAAATTAAAACATCATATATTTATTACAAAGTAAATATAACAATGGAGAGAAATAAATGGCAGATTTAATTGACATTAATGAGATAATGTTTACATCTTTTGAACCAAAGATGTCAAATAGATTCATCATGTTCATAGAGGGTATTCCTGCTTACTTAATCAAAGCGGCAAATAGACCAGATATTACTAACAATAGTGTAGTGATTGACCATATTAATGTAAAGAGATATGTGAAAGGTAGAAGTGAATGGAATCCAGTAACGATATCACTTTATGACCCAATCGTTCCATCGGCGGCACAAGCAACAATGGAATGGGTGAGACTACATCACGAATCAGTAACAGGTAGAGATGGTTACTCTGATTTTTACAAAAAAGATGTTACATTTAATTCGTTAGGGCCAGTTGGTGATAAAGTAGAGGAATGGACACTAAAAGGTGCATTCATTGAATCAGCCAACTTTTCAGATATGGATTATAGTGGTGGTGAATTGGCAACTGTTGAAATGACACTTAGATACGATTACGCAATACTACAATTTTAATTTCGGATTGGTTAATTTTATATTGAAAATTGATAACCCCAGCTTTTGTTGGGGTTTTTTTATTTATAAAATAATATTTTAATATTTATAATAGATAACAAGTTATAAAAGGAGATAATATCTATGAGTGAGTTACAAGATGACTACAAAAGTCCTGTTTCAAATGAAGAAATGGTTCGTATGGCTAAACAACAATACGAACAAAAGAAAATATCGGATTACAAATTTCCAACTGAGATAGTTAAATTACCATCAAATGGACTGATATATTCAGAGGATAATCCGTTATCAAGTGGTATGGTTGAAATGAAATATATGACCGCTAAAGAAGAAGATATTCTAACGACACCATCATATATAAAGGATGGTAGTGTTTTGGATAGGTTGTTTAGAGCTTTAATAGTTGGTAATGGTAATGGTATTCCGATAAAATATAATGATTTAATTACTGGTGACAAAAACGCTATAATGGTTGCCGCTCGTGTTTTAGGTTATGGTAAAGACTATGAGGTGGAAATATTAGACCCATTTTCTAACAAAACCCAAAATGATACAATTGATTTAACTCAGTTTGAAAACAAACCATATGATGGTAGTAATCAGATTGAACTAAACAAAAATGAATTTGAGTTTGAACTACCACAATCAAAACGTAAAGTTACGTTTATGGTAATGACTGAGGCTGTAGATAAAAAGATGAAACGTGATTTAGAGAACATTAAAAAGCGTAATCGTAGACAAAATGATAATACATCACGAGTATTAACTACAAGACTTAAAAATCTAATATTATCTGTTGATGGTGATTACGACCAAAAAGTAATAAATCATTTTGTGGACAATGAGTTATTTGCTGTTGATTCAAAATCATTACGATTTTATATTAATGAGGTTACACCTGATATTGATTTAACATATGAATTTGTTTCTGATGAAACAGGGGAGCGGAGGGATATGATACTCCCTATGGGTTCTAGCTTTTTTTGGCCTAAGTCCTAAATATCGTAAAATATTACATTCTGATATATTTGATTTGATATATCATGGTAATGGTGGGTTTAATTTTTCAGATGTATATAATATGCCTATTTGGGCTAGAAAATTTTATATAAATCGAATAATTGAATTTAAAGATGAACAGAATAAACAATTTGATAAACAAAAACAAACAGTAGAGAGACCTAATATTAAATACCCAACGTAAATGTTGGGTATTTCTATATTTATATTATATAAACGAAAAGGAACGATATGTCTAAGATAAAAAAATCAGAACTTATAGAACAGTTAAGAACATCAGGTCTTAGTGAGGGATTCATATCCGATTTTATGAGTGCAATTGGTAAACTCAAAGATAAAGCTAAAGCTGATGAATTACAGAAACAGGTACTTGATTTAGAAAAGAAACAACTTGATGCTAAGGACAAACAGTTGAAAATACAAAAATCAGTTGATGATTTGATTGATTCCCAAGAGGATATCGAAAGAAAAAAGAGACTTCAGAAATTATCAAAAGGACTTCAAACCTATTACAAATACAAAACATAGTGAATAATTCATGGCGGATTTGAATAAAGATTTAGAGAAAAGGAATGCACTACTTCAGTCTGAACTTGATATAACTGAGGCGTTGGTTGATGCCACAAAAACATTAGAGACTCGTGGTCGCAAAACAGCGAACATGAAAAAAGTGGTTGATATTCAAAAAGAATTACTAAGTACATTAGAAAGTGAAGTCGGCGTATCAAGTAAAATAGAATCAGTAAACTCTACCATAAACGACCTATTAATGGTTAAATTAAAAGCAGGTGATGCTTTAAGTGCAAATGATGAAAAGAGAATCGACAGTTTAGTAGAGGAACTTTCTTTAACAAATCAAATCGCTGGTCAGATTAAAGAACAAGCAGAATCATTTGGACAAGAAACTGATGCTCAAAAACTATCAACTGAACTAAAGAGTGAAGCTCTAAGTCTACTACAATCAAGCACTGGTGCTGTTGGTGATATGGTAGCGGCATTCGCTAAAGGTGGTGGTTTGATTTTCTTATTACAAAAGGCGGTATCATTTATCTCTGATATGGTTACTACATATAGTGAGTTAAACAGAGAATTTGGAGCATCTGTTAGTGATACAGTAGATATTACTGCAAATATTTATAAAGCCAGAATAGAAAGTGGACTTTTAGGGGCAAGTTTTGATGATATTAAGAGAGTAACACTTGAAATAATCAGAGAGACTGGTCGGTTGATTCCACCAGAAACTGTGGCTGCCGCAGAGAGAATTGGTAAAGCGTTAGGAGACCAAAGAGCTGGAAATGAATTAGCTAGAGTTCAACAAATACTGGGAATGAATGATGACGCACTACAAAGCCAAATAAATAAAACGTTAGAGCGGTTAAAACAAGAGGGTAATATATCAAAGGAATTTATAAATCAAACGGCGGCTTTAGAAGCATTATCAACTGATAAATTTAAATTATTAGATGGTGATGAAAAAACGGTAGATACATTAATAACACAAGGCCTTATACTTAAAAATCATGGATTTCAAATAAAAGAATTAAATAGAATCCGAAAGGGTGGTTTGGATGTTGAACAAGCTTTAAGAAATGAGGTGGAATTGCAATTATTGACCGGTAAGGATATTAATACAAACTTACTTAATCAAGGTATACTACAACAAGATATTGCAATGATTGCTGAGGGTCAAAATCAAATTTTAAATCAAATAGGCGATACACAGCTGAAAAATATAGCACAACAACCCGCATTGTTTGCCGAACTTGCAGAAACATTAAAAGTTTCAGAAGATGGATTAACAAATTTACTTTTAACACGAAGAGAGTTACAAGATGAGCAGTCGGGTATTGATAAGCTGACAGCCGAAAAATCAATGTTAGAAGGTCAGCTAACTTCTGCAAAAGAACGGAGTGGTATGGGAATGTTTACAAAATTCCTATCTTTATTTGCAAGGACATCACGAGTTGGAACATCAAAACCACGAGATGAGCAGGCTTTAACGGAAGCCTTAGCAAAGAATACAGCTGAGCTAGCCAATGCCCGAGCAGAAAAGCGAGATATAGTTGTATCTCTTAATCTCAATGGTAGAGAGCTAAAACAAATAAGAACTGAATTTAATCTACTGGATAGTATAACTAATAGTGGAACACAATAGGAGAATAAATGGCATTAATAGATTTAAAATCAGACCTATCAAGATTTAGGATGCCAAAGGAAGACCCTTTGGTTAAAAAGAAACGTGTTGATGTTAATAGAAAACAAAATCAAACACCACTAAGTTCTTTTCTAAAATCGAGACCTGATATAAGTACACCACAACAAACTCCTACAAAACAAGGTTCATCAGTAAATAAGTTTAGTAACTCATCCAACTTCTTAGGTGAAACGACTCCAAATAAAGTCGATAATTCATCCAACTTCTTAGGTGAAACCACTCCGAATAAAATGGATAATTCATCCAACTTCTTAGGTCAAACCACACCTATAAAGGCTGATAACAGTTCAAAATTTTTGGGAGAAACCACTCAAAATAAATTTACATTCAATCCAAATCACGAAGATACAGCAAAAACACCAAAGAGGGTTGATTTTTTTCCAAATGATAAAGCTAAAGGATTCACATTTAATTTCAAAAATGTGGACAATACAAAATTTGTGGGTATAGACCCTGCTAATACAGTTTTTGATTCAACTAACTCACTATTTAGTAACTTTTCAAATAGTTTTAAAGGGGTAGGGTTCTCAGCTGGATACGAGGGATTTAAACCAATTGGTAAATTTACAGGTGATACTCAAAGATATAATCCTGATACTATGTATACTACAGGTATGTTCTCTAAAGAACTATCTAAACCTAAGAATGGTATATTACATCTACAAACAGAAGCTACATCAATACCATTTATAACAAGTCAGTATATAAAGTATACGTTTGATTCATTGGGTAAACTTGGTATCCAAGCTGGATATACCAACTTTAGACTTAGTGATAAACTACAAGGTGGATTCTATTTAGATACTAATCAGTATACAACTGCTCAATCTAAATTTTCATCAAATCCTAAAATAAAAACCGATGGTAGGAGTATATTATCACTACACGAAGACAACGCTTTCTTTGAAAAAATGTATGATAAATTTAATCTAAGAAATAATATTGAAAATCCTAAATTTAGTATAGGTAACGTTGGTGTTGGTTCTATCAATTTTCCAACACAACCATTTGTATTGAGTGGTATTCAAAAACGTGGTGGTACATCTGGTGGTTTTGATGTTCCAACTCGTGATGACCTTGTAAAAACACCAAATGGATTTATTAGAGGTGGTGTGATAACATCAACAGTTAGGGCCGCCGTTGATATAACACGAATTGGTAGTTTTTTGTTAACACCACAAGGATTTACATTCATAATAAAACAGTTAGGATTACAGGCAACTAACAAATATGGTAAGTTTTATAATCCGTTGAATTTGATAGGAGCTGTTGGTGGTCAACATATAGGATTTAGACCACAACGTTCAGGTCTAATACCATTCCTTGACCCAAGTATTAAATATGCACCACTTAAAAATAGAGGTGTGACTGGTACAGTAAATAACCCATTCCAAGCTACAACGATATATCAGATAGTAAAGAACACTGCAAGGGCTGATTTCGCTACTAAAGGAGCACTTTCGGCGGCACAAGCAGTTTCTGCGAACTTATCAGATATTCCATTAGTTGGTAAGTATCTAAATCTTGCTAATGTTTTAAGAGTTGACGCACCTGGTGGATTTGACTCTCTATATGGTATTGGTGTTTCATTAACAACGAGATTTGAAAATACATTTGGAAACAATGGTATCAGATTTGGTAATTTCCAAGCGGGTAGTCCTTTATTTAAAAATGTAAACAGTAATGTTTCTAAGGCTATTAGTTTGGCTGGTGGTTTTCTTGGTGTAGATGTTCTATCTAATTTTAATAAACCATATGAACAGAAATTTAATCCATTTGTATTTCCATTCAAATATAATCCGAGTGATGATATATCAAGGGGGCCTGATAGTGTACCTGCTATAGATGAACTCAAAAATACATTCGGATTGGGTGGGCAACGTCAAAATATTACAAACCTACCATCAATATCAGGAAAAGAAAGTAATGTTGGAATTGGAGCTGGCATACCTATACTACCACCAACTATAAAAGATTATGAAACTGTACCTTATGGTGATTTATCATACAATCCATCTCTTAACAAACTACCATTTCCTGTTAGTCTACCACAAATAAGTACAGACTCAGCAAAAACCACAGCAACAGACTTTAGACTACGTAAACCAAGTTTTAAAGATGTAAAAAATAAAACAGCAGTTGATGATTATAAAAAGAACAATGATTATGATAAGTTTAATTTAGAATCATCACCAAGTCGTAATAT